CCTGCTCACGAGGGCCTCCCCACAGGGTTGCGCGATGGCTGTCTGATTCTCCCAGCAGGGAGATACGGCGAACCGACGCGCTGTTACGCCCCAAGACAGTGGTTGCGGGTTGAGGCGCGGATCGTGGCTCGTGGCGGGGCAGGCGCACATGGGTAAGCGTCAACAGGTCCCGCGTGAGACGATCGACCAGGGCACGAAGCAGACACGCGAGCGCCTCCGGGCCGATCCGATCGATGAGCTTGCGGCAGCCTGGAAACGCTCGCATGAGCCTGGTGCTGCCGAGATGGAGAGCGCCGCCCGTGAAATCCGCCGCTGTTACCAGATGGTTAGCAGGGCCGTCATGGCGCGCATTGGCAACTTCGACGGCACCCCGGCAGGGTCAAGCGCATCACCGGCAGCAGATCGCCTCGTGATAGCCTACAACGACCGATACAAGCCATGGGCCGATGCAATGGGGAAGATCGGCATCCTGCCCATCGTGATTGACTGGCTGCACGAGGAGCACACATTTGAACAGATCGACCGAGACCGCCGAACCCGCAACGGCACAGCGTCGCAACTCATCCGGCAAGCCCTATGGCAATACTGCATCATCGCCGGGTGGGTCGGGCGGCGCGACGGGCGGTCGCCAGGTGAATAAAGAGCAGAAGCGGTGATGCGGAATTTTCTCACGGAAAAAATACGCAATAGATACGCATTTACCTCTTGATAATGCGTAATAGCTACGCTATATTCTGTCTATCAACAACGCGCACACCGGAGACAGAAAATGGCCTATGACACTTTTCAGGAAGCTGCGGAAGCTTGGTTCAATGACGAAGCCAAAACGAAGCAGGATCTACTGGCCTGGTACGCAGACAATGGCGGAACCGAAAGCCTGGATGATCCGGAAGACCCCAGCATCCTGCGCGAAGATTGGGGCAATGTCGTGATGGACCATTACATCGCCACGGTCCTCACGATCAAGGACGGCGGTGGTCAGATTGACGAGGGCGCCGAATGACACCCGCCGCCCTCAAGGCATGGCGCAAGCACTTGGGTCTGTCGCAGAAAGCGGCAGGCAAGGCGATCGGCGTATCGCACAGCTCCGTCCAGAAGTACGAGAGCGGCGCGATGGCCATTCCCCTGACTGTCGAGCTTGCCTGCGCTGCCGTCGCCCTCGGAGTGCGGGGATATGCAGGTCCTGAGATGGGAACAGCTCACAGCACTAACTATTGACGTGCGGGGAGCCGGAAGGTAGATTTGCGATATCCTCCAGAAATTTGTAAGCGGTAATCGAAGCTAGGCCAGTGATAGGCGGCTTCGTGCCGCACTGACACGCGAACACCCTGAATAAGGACTCGCACCATGACCCCGAAGCAACAACGCTTCGTGCAGGAATACCTCATTGACAGCAACGCCACGCAAGCCGCCATCCGTGCGGGCTACAGCGCCAAGACGGCGCACTCTCAGGGGCCAAGGTTGTTGGAGAATGTTGGCGTTTCCGACGCAATTGCAGAAGGGCAGCGAAAGAGCGCGGAAAAGGCGGGCATCACACGCGAGCGCATTCTCCAGGGTCTGCTGACAGAAGCGACGTTCCACGGTGAGGGCGCGACCCACGGAGCGCGGGTTAGCGCATGGTCCGCGCTGGGCAAGCTGACCGAGGGTGAGATCCAGAGCATGACCGTCACGATCAGGAAACTGGGGTGAACGCATATCCGAACGACCCACGCGCTGCGTTTGACATGCTTCGGGGTCAATTGGCTTTAGCGGCAATCGATAGCGGCATTTCTTGGGTTGATGTGTCAAAGAGGCTGCATGTGGACGCGCGGCGAATACAGGCGCGGTCTTCTGTTTACCGAACCACGAAAAGCGCGCCGGATTCTCCGTACAGGGATGTGTATCGCAGGTTGGGCGCATATGCCGATCGGTATTTTCATCCAGGCGACTGGCTCCCGTGCGCTGAACGGGTATTCATGGAGATGTCTCTCCCCGCAATAGCGGCGGCGGCTGTTGATCGTGAATACGTACGTTTGGACGAAGTGCTCTATGGAGATTGATACTGTGCCGATTAGGTCGGTGGCTTTGAACCATTTGGTCTCAGAGTTGATTTGTTTGGCGCATCGTGGTGGTGAGACGGTTTCAGCAATAAGCCGCGCAACCGGCGCAGCACCATACAACATCGAACGTGCGGTTCACCTGGATCGCACTTATAGCCGTTGGGTCCCAGAGGCAGACCCGAGTTATTCTGTCGCTGCGCTGGAGCGGAAAAGTATTCATCGTGTGATGCTGCGCCAAGAAGCTGAGAAGGTTCTCCGAAAGGGCCTTGCTGCTATCCAGTGCGAAATAGTCATCGCAGCCCATCTTGGCGGGGTGAGCAACGACAAGATTGCAGAGGCGACCAAACTGACGGTCAAGCGGGTGGCTGGTCAGGTGCGGTCCTGGGATGTGCAGAAAGTGTCGTATCTCAATCGCAGGTCTCAGATGTCGACGACATCGATTGATGATGACTTTGGAGAATACCGAGGCCACTGGATTACTGACGAACTAGACGTACCGCAGCGTTTGGGCGTTTGGATCGGTGGACATTGAAATCCCGGCGGGCGGTTGGCGTCCGCGTGAGTATCAACAACCGGTCTGGAAATACTTAGAGAATGGGGGCAAGCGCGCGGTTGCGGTCTGGCATCGTCGCGCCGGCAAGGACGAGTTCTGCATGCGCTGGGCAAGCGTCGCCGCGCTGGAGGCGGTGGGCAACTACTGGCACATGCTCCCCGAGGCCGCGCAGGCCCGCAAGGCGATCTGGGACGCGGTCAACCCGCACACGGGCCGCAAGCGCATTGATGAAGCCTTTCCGATGGAGCTACGGCGCACGACACGCCAGCAAGAAATGATGATCGAGTTCGTCAACGGCTCGACATGGCAGCTTGTGGGGTCTGACAACTTCAACAGCCTGGTAGGATCGACGCCGCGCGGCGTGGTCTTCTCCGAATGGGCTATCGCCAACCCGAGTGCATGGGCCTTCGTCCGCCCGATCCTGTTGGAGAATGGCGGTTGGGCGCTGTTCAACTACACACCGCGCGGCAACAACCACGGGCGCACGATTTACGATGCAGCGGTGGACGATCCGAAGTGGTTTGCCGAGATCCTGCCGGCAGATAAGACCGGGGTATTCCAGGACGAGCAGCTCAAGGACGAGGAACAGGAGTACATCCGGGAATATGGCCGCGAGCTAGGCCGCGCGCTGTTCCGTCAGGAGTATTTTTGCAGCTTCGATGCGGCTGTCCTGGGTTCGTACTACGCTCTGGAGATGAGCGAGGCGGATGCTCAGGGCCGGATTGCTGGCGTGCCCTACGAGAAGGGCCACCTGGTTCACACCGCTTGGGATTTGGGCGTCTCCGATCACACGTCGATCTGGTTCTTTCAGAGCGTTGGCCGTGAGATCCGGCTGATCGACTTCTACACATCATCTGGCGTGGGTCTGGACCACTACGTCGGCGAATTGCAGGGCAAGGGCTACCGATACGGCAACCATCTTCTGCCCCATGACGTGAACGTGACCGAGCTTGGCACGGGCCGCACACGGGTGGAGACGCTTCGCAGTCTAGGGCTGGACGGAATCAAGGTTGTTCCGCAGCAGCGTGTGGCGGAAGGCATCAACGCGGCGCGCTCGATCCTGTCGAGGTGCTGGTTTGACCGGGCCAAGTGCAGCCATGGCATCTCGGCACTTCGTGAGTACAAATCCGAGTGGGATCAGAAGCTCAAGACGCTGAAGCCGCACCCGAAGCACGATTGGGCAAGCCATCCTGCCGACGCTTTCCGCTACCTCGCCATGGGTCTCGACATGGTGGAGAGCCAGAGCGCGGCGTTCAAGACCTTGGATTATCAGATCCCAGAAGAGGTGTTCGTATGACGTTGATCAACCTGTCGGGCCTTCAGATGCAGATCCGGGACGCGCGACAGCGTGCGGATCGGGCGCAGGAGGCGTGCGGTCGGCTGCAAAAGCAACTGGACGAGGCGATGGACCGCATTCGGGATCTTGAGGCCAAGCGTGGGCCGGGGCGTCCGCGTAAGGATGAGGCGGCCTGATGAAGCGTATGTACGAGGGACGCCACCAGCACGTCGTTGCGTGGGTTGATGGTGGATGGCTTGGCGTGCGCGACGATGCGCTAAATGTGCCGGGTGTGCTGTTCGCATACGAGTTTGATGCGCACGTTCAATCCATGGAGCGTTACCAGAATCGGAGGCGAAATCTTGAGGGCCTTCGATCGGAGCAATATCACAATCTCAAAGATATGGAGTACGAGGCACGCAAGAAACCCTTTATCGAGGGCGTAGATCAGTTTTGGGAGAGCGTGCCCGTTGCCTGTTATGCGTCCGCCGACAGCGTGGTGGTCAGTTATTCATCCGAAGACACATTGTCGTGGGGGTGGTTTGAGGTAACACCAGAGGACGCAAGGGTTCTTGCCAAGCGCCTTGTTGCCATGGCGCGCTGTGCCGAAACGGAGAGCGCCTGATGCCATACGTTCGCGAAAAGCTCTCAGCAGAAACCATTGGAGAGCTTGAAGCGATAGCGAACGGGGAACTGGCGAACGCGATCACCTATGCCCATGGTGATGTCGCACAGGAGCGGGCAGAGGCGTTCGAGTACTTCCTTGGCAAGCCCTACGGTAACGAAGTGCGGGGTCGATCCTCCGTCGTCACGCGCGACGTGATGGAAACGGTTATGTGGTCGATGCCGTCGCTGATGCGGATCTTCACCGCTGGCGATGACGTTGTGAAATTCGAGCCTCGCAATCAGGACGATGCGGAAGCGGCGGCGCAGGCCACCGAATACTGCAATTATGTTTTCTGGAGCCAGAACGATGGTTTCCAGACGCTATACGATCAGTTCTTCGACGCACTGCTTCAGAAGAACGGCGTCGTTAAGGTCTGGTGGGACGACCGCAAGGTACCGGAGCGCAAGCGCCACAAGGGCCTGACCGCCGAAGAGGTGGCCGTGTTGCAGTCGGGCGGATGGCGCGTCACGAAATCAGAGAAGTATGCCGACCAGGACGCCATGCCCGCTGAGATGCAGGGTGAGGGCGCGTTGATGATGGCCGCGCAGGCCGGGTTTGAAATCCCGTATCTGTATGACGTCACGATTGAGCGAGACGACGACAAGAGCCAGGTCCGCATCGCGGCGGTTCCGCCTGAAGAGTTCTTGGTATCGCGCAACAGCAGGCGGATCAGCGAGGACGAGGGCGGGGTATTCCACCGTCGCCGGGTGACGATCTCCGACCTGATCGCGGAAGGCTATCGACGCGAGGATGTCGAAAGCCTGTCCAGTGATGACGACGACCTGTCCTATGCGCCGGAAGCTCAGGTTCGATACGACAACCAGGGCAACGAAGGCCAGCCGTTCGACCAGGACTGGATGGCACGTCATGTGTGGGTGACGGACTGCTACATCCTGGTGGATGTGGACGATGACGGCATTACGGAGCTTCGCCGCGTCACGCTTGCGGGCGGGTCTGACGGCAACGGCACGATCCTTGATCACCCCGAGTGGGGAGCAGCGCCGGAGGTTCCGGTTATCCCCTTTGCGTCGGTTACGCCGGTCCCGATTCCGCATCGCTACACCGGTATGTCGCTGGCTGATCTGGTGATGGATCTTCAGTTGGTGCACTCGACGATCCTCCGTCAATCGCTCGACAGCCTGTATTTGGCCAACAACCCGCGCAACTTCATCGTCGGCAGCATCAATATGGATGACATGCTGACCAGCCGACCCGGTGGGGTGGTGCGAGGCGAGCAGGGCAGCTCGGTCACGCCGCTGAATACCGAATTTGTCGGCGGTCAGTCGTTCCCGATGATCGACTATATCGATCGCAAGCGCATGGCCCGCACGGGGGTCAACAAGTTCGGCGTGGGCCTGGATGCGAACAAGCTCCAGAACGAGAGCGCCACGGCGGCGATGCAGCAGTCCGAAGCGAGCAATGAGCGTATTGAGCTGATCGCGCGCATCTTCGCGGAGACAGGCGTCAAGCGCATGTTCTGGCTGATCATCGAAGCAGCCAGCCGATACAGCCAGCGCAAGACGATCATCCGCTTGCGTGACAGGTACGTTCCGGTCAATCCGCGAGAGTGGAAGGACCGCTTTGATATGTCCGCCCGCGTCGGTCTCGGCACGGGGAACAAAGATCGGCAGATGCAGTCGCTTCAGATGGTTGTTGGCGTGATTGGCGGCTTCCGGGGTGATCCTGAGTTCGGTCGCCTGATCTCGCCAGAGAATGTCTACAACCTCACTGAAGATGTGATCGAGGCTGCCGGCTTGAAGCGGATCGAACGGTACATGACCGATCCGAAGACCTTGCCGCCGCCTGAGCCGCAACCGAATCCCGAACAGGCCAAGATGCAGGCCAAGGCCCAGCAGTCTCAGCAGGAAGCCCAGATGCGGGCCGAAGCCGATCAGCAGCAAGCCATGCAGGACGCGGAGATCGCCCGTTACAAGGCGGACCTGGACGCGCGCACGGCGCTCGAGGCCGCGCAATTGAAGGCGGCGGTGGATCGCGAGGCGGCGGGTAATCAGATGATCATCCAGCGCGAAAAGATGGAGATGGATCACCAGTATCGGATGATGGAACTGGCTGCCGAGAAAGAGCTTGAGCGCGAGAAAATGCGCGCCGGCAGCCGTGATGGTCAGGGCAACATCGACGTGTCGGACTGATATGGGCTTGCTGACAAATCACGCTGATCAGATTCAGGGGTATGACCCCGCCAGCGATGGCGAGATGGTGCCTGTGCCCGTTACTCGGGGCTTGCTTGGGAAGCGTCCACTTCAGCCGGGAGAGTCAATCCCCGTGCCTGAGTGGGGCGGCCACATGACGGAATTCACAATTACAGTTCCGGATCGAAATGGCGGATTTATGCTGATTCCGTCCGTCTGGATGACCAGAGATGGCCCGCGACGCTTGTCTGAAGAGGACGCAATGACTGCGGCATATTCATACATGCAGCAAAGCGGCACAGCATTTCCAACTTTTCAAGATCCAGTAGGCGCATCCGATTTTGCGCGGCACCGGTCACAAACCGGCGGCATCCATAACGGACCATTAGCGAGGCCAAGATGAACCCCGAAATGACCATCGCCGGCGTCCCTCTGTACCCGTCTGCTGGCACCGTTGACCTGAATCTTCCGATCTATCGCCCGCAATACGGCGGCGGCGGTCTTCTGAACGATGGCAAGGACTTCAGCAACCTGCGGAGCAACTTCGCGGGCGGTCTTCTGAACGGGTTTCAGTATGACCCGAACAGCAACCGTTTCAACGCAATTGCGCCGTCCGGTGTCTACACCGCCGATCCCAATCAAGCGTCCAACGTCACCACGTCTGGCGATCAGCCCCGCGCGCTTTCGTTCCGCGATGCTTTTGATCTGATGTACAACAAGCAGGGTCAGAACGGCGTTGGAATGCCGCCTGCGCTGTTTGAGGCGCTTGGGTCGGATAACGCCAGCGGTCGGTTCAAGGATCTGTTTGGGATGGAGTTCGATCCCGACAGCGAATACGACCCCTCGAGCGACGACTACAAGAAGCTGAAGGGCATGTTGGACGATCCGTATTATTGGGATCAGAGCCCATGAACGAGAACGACCTGATCGACCGCGAACGACGGGGACAGCGAGCCAAGGAGTTCGTCAACCACCCCGAAATGGTCGCGGCATTCAAGGCAGTGCGGAAAGCGTATCTCGACGCAACGACATCATGCGATCCAAAGGATGACAGAGGGCGCCACAACCTCGTGCTGGCAGCCGTCATCGTGGACAAGGTTCGGGATCACATCGGCAAGATCATCCAGGACGGAGAGCTTGCCACACGCGATCTCAAAGAAATCCGGGACCAAGGAAAACCCCGGAATATCCTAGGCATTGTCTAGGATCACGCCAGCGTCGAGAGACGCCGGCATTCCCTTAGATGGAGTTAAACATGTCGGAAACGGCCAATACCCCGGATTCCGGGACTGGACCGCTGACACCTCAGGATGCCGCGGGCCTCTTGGGGCGAATGCTGAACGATGACGCTGACGAAGCGTTACCGGAAGACTTGGATACCGTATCAGAAGAAGATGCGGAAGAAGACGCCCCGGAGCCGGAAGAAGACGGTGACGACGGTGATGCAGAAGACCTAGACGGCGACAAGGCAACCGATAAGCCCACCCCGAAAGGTCCGGAAGAGGTTGAAATCACCCTTCCGGATGGGACACGGGCCACGGTCACGCATGAGGAGCTTACAAAGGGCTATCTGCGACAGAGTGACTACACGCGGAAGGCACAGGCGATCGCCGAACAGGCCCGCCAAATTGACGCGCGTAGTCAACAGGAACTCGCGAAGATCCAAGAGACGCTGATGCGTGTCGAGGAAGCGTTTCCACAGGACCAGGAACCCGATTGGGTCAAGCTTGCCCAGGAAGACCCGTTCTCCTACGCGGAGCAGCGGGCCACATGGGAGGCAAAGCAGAAGGCACTCACGCAAGCGCGTGAACAAGCCCAACGTGCTTTTGCCGAGCAACGCCACAGATCGGCAGTCGAATTTCAACAGCGTGTGCAGAACGAAATCGAGGCGGTGCGCTCGCATCCTCTCTTTGCCGATGTCGCAAGTGACGAAAAGGCAAGGGATGAGCGACAGGCCGCTTTGCTGAAAACTGCACAATCCATGGGCTTTTCCGACGAAGACTTCGGGAATGTCGTGGATCACCGCGTCTATGCCCTGCTCGAAAAGGCACGGCGATACGACGACATGATGAGCAAGGCGAAAGCCGTTGAAAAGTCGGCACCTGAAGTCGTGCGGGAACGTCGTCCAGGGACAAAGCCAACAGGCAACTCCAGAGATCAAGCGATTTCCAAGTCGTTGAAGCAACTTGGTCAGACTTCGGGACGGAACCAGCGAAATATCGCGGTCGGTATCTTGTCGAAGCTCTGACGCTCTCACATGGAGTGACAGGAAATGGCTATTCCCGCGAATGCCGTACTTACGTTCGGCATGGTGGGTATCCGTGAAGACCTTACGGATACCATCACGAATATCGATCCGACGGAGACCCCGTTCTATTCGGCAGCCGACAAGCGGAAGGTCCGCGCTCAGTACCACGAGTGGCAGACCGACACCCTTGCCGCTGCCAACGGGTCGAACAAGCACCCGGAAGGTGACGACAGCGCGCTTGAAGCGCGCTCTCCGACCGTCCGTGTGGGCAACCGCTGCCAGATCTCGAAGAAGATCTATGGCGTGTCCGGTTCGGCGCAGGCGGCTCCGACTGCCGGTCGAAAAGATGAGCTGGGCTACATCCGCATGAAGGCGGGCCTTGAGCTTCGCCGGGATATGGAGACGATCCTGACCGGCTCGCAGGCGTCTTCGACGGGTGCGACGGCCACGGGTGCCAGCCTTGGCGCCCTGGAGAACTGGCTGTCGAGCAACTACACCGGCAACTCCGGTGTTGGCACGACGCCGGGCTTCTCTTCGGGCAACGTGGCGGCGGTGGTTGATTCCACGGTCACGGCGACGTTCGTGGAGAGCGACTTGCAGACGTTGCTCCAGAGCATCTGGACCAACGGCGGCGATCCCGACGTCATCATGCTTGGCGCCTTCAACAAGCGTCAGGCGTCGAAGTTTGCGGGCATCGCGACTCAGTACCGCGACAACCCGCAGGTCGGGCCGGGCGTGACAATCGGGGCGACGGACGTGTACGTCTCGGATTGGGGCGAAGTGGCCTTTGTGCCGAACCGCTTCAGCCGTGGCCGTACGGTTCATGCGCTCCAGATGGACAAGTTCGCCGTCGGCATGTACCGCCCGATGAAGATCGAGAAGCTGGCAAAGACCGGCGACAGCGAGAAGGAGCACATGTTGTGCGAATACACGCTGATCGTCGACAATGAGAAGGCCAGCGGCAAGATCACGGATCGCGCGATTTCGTAATCACTGGACAGGAGAGGGGAGGGCTTCGGCTCTCCCCTTTTTCATATGGCGAAATCCAAATGGCTTCTCTCCCATGATGCTGATCGTGGGGTTCAGACCTTCTACATCCCAGACGGCGACCAGTTCCACATCGAGACCGTTCAGGATGTTCAGCCGTTCCTTGAACAGAACGCCGCACTGCGGAATGACGGGACGGGCGGCTGGAACAAGGACAAGAGCTGGCGTCGTGTCGCCTCTATTCCGAACGCCGTGATGATCAGTTTCATGCAGGAGCTTGGGCACTACCCGAGCACCAAGCGAGATTGGGACTTCATGCGCCGGAAGATGAACGACATCGACTATCGCAAGCTGCGCACAGCGGAGTGGAATGTTTGATGGAGATGCTGAAGCGGTCGCAAGCGGCTTATGATGCAGGTGAGTACCTGGATGCTTTCGCTTGGTCGTCTCGGCATACGACGGAACGTCCTGAAGACTGGCATGGGCTGTACGGATCGGCTGTCGCGCTTCTGAAGGTCGGTCACTACGGAACGGCGCTGCATCTGTTCGGTCGGGCGGCTGAAATGTGCCCGGATCATGTGTGCGATCCGGTCAACGGCATCGGTCGGTGCTACCAGGAGCAGGGCGATTACAGGGCCGCGCTGGAGTATTTCGAGCGGGCGGCACAGATCGACCCGTTTGATTTCCATGCGATCAACAATATCGGGCTTTGTTACCTGAACCTGGGTCGGTTTGAGGACGCGGCGGCGTTCGCGCAACGGGCGGTCGACATGCAGCCCGATTGCCTGCCCGCTTACGACAACTTGTCCATGTCGTCGTTGGCGCTGCACAAGTTTGGTGTCGGCTGGGACTACGCGGAGATGTCCATCGGCTCACCGAAGCGGGATGAGCGGATCTACGGCGATGAAGGCCGCTGGGACGGTACCCGTGTCGACACCGTTGTGTGCTACGGCGAACAGGGGATCGGAGACGAGATCCTATTCTCTTCGTGCATCCCGGATCTGATCGGCGCCGTTGATAACGTCATCGTGGACAGCAAGACGCCTCGCCTGAAGGGGCTATTCCAGCGGTCTTTTCCCACGGCAGCGGTGGTGAACAGCAAACAGGATGAGATTGAGATCAAGGGCGCGGATGCGCGGGTCTCGATGGCCGTCCTGCCGAAGTTCTTCCGACGTGAGCGTGAGGCGTTCGGCAAGCCGCATCTGGTGGCTGATCCAGAGCGCCGGCGCATGGTGCGCGGCCTGTTGGACGGGCTGCCCGGCAAGAAGGTGGGCATTGCATGGACGGGCGGGCTTCCCGACACCCGGAAGGATGAACGCTCGACCTTGTTTGACAGCCTCTATGGCGATCTGAGGGGCCTGGACGCGACGTTCGTGTCTCTTGAGTACAAGCCCGCCGAAGAGACGTTTTCGGAGATCCAGGGCGCGGAGAACGTCCGTCATTTTCCGTTTCTGACCAACACACAGGACTACGACGACACGGCGGCACTGGTGGCCGAACTCGACCTGGTGGTGGCTGTGACGACTTCGGTTGTCCACCTTGCGGGCGGGTTGGGCGTGCCCGTGCGAATTCTCGTTCCCGATCCGCCTTCCTGGAAATACGGCGGTTCGGGGGAAGACTTCTACTGGTGGGACAGCGCGAAGCTGATCCGGCAGCGGAAGGGTGAATGGAATTTAACCTCAATCAGGAGCGAGATCGATGAAAGGTAGCAAAAAGGGCGGCGCGACCAAGGGTGCGGGCGGCATGACGTGGAGCTATGGCAAGCACGGCACCGACGGCAAGTCCGCCAAGGCCAAGGCCATGATGGACTACAAGGGCCGTAAGGGCGGCAAGAAGTAACGCCCATGGCCATCTCGACGTATGCGGAACTCAAGACGGCTGTCGCAAGCTGGCTGAACCGTACCGACCTCACGACGCAGATCCCTGACTTCATCCGCCTCTGTGAGGTGTCCGTTGACAAGAACGCGGACGCTCGCAATCGGCGGATGGAGACCAGCACGACGTTGACCGTTACAGGCAACACGGCTGATCTGCCGGACGACTATCTCGAGGCGCGTGCGGTCATCTGGCTATCCAGTCCGCGCGCACCGCTTGAGTTCCGCACGTTGGCCGAATTCGAACAGACGTACACGAGCGACGCGGCGAGTGGCACGCCAAGCAACTACACGATCACGGGCAGCACCATGAAGTTCGGCCCGTATCCAGCGTCGCCTGCTGAAGGTGTGACGCTGTACTATTACCAGAGCCTAACCGCTCTTAGTTCCGACGGCGATACGAACTGGCTGCTGACGAACTATCCAGACATCTATCTGTACGGGTCTCTGGTGGCGTCTGCTCCGTACCTTCTCGATGACGACCGAATTCAGCTCTGGATTGGCCTGTATGACCGGGCCTTGGCCGAACTGAAGGGCGCCGATGCGCGTGCCCGATACAACGGGGCGCCGGTTCGCACGACTGTTGATGTGGTGGTCGTATGACGCCGAATCCCCAGGGCTATCCGAGTTGGCAGTCATGGGCGCAGCAACTAACCCGAGTCCTTCAACCTTTCATGACGAAGGTTGAAGCGACGTTTGTTCGGCAGCAGCAGCTCTACACCATGCCGATCTACACGGTGTCGACGCTTCCGAGTGCGTCGATCCCAGGGCAACCGATTTACGTGAGCGATGAGACGGGCGGCGCGACCGTGGCTTTTAGCGACGGGACAAACTGGCGGCGCGTGCAGGACAGGGCGGTGGTGTCATGAGTAACCCGAGCACAATTTTCCTGCTGAAGCTCCAAGAGCTTGGCGAGAACCTGAATACTTGGGGCCTTGCCGCGGGGTTGAACGGCGTCATTCAGCAGCTTGAAGATGCGATTGGCGGCGTCGAGGAAATCAGCCTGACCGGCAATAAGACGCTCAGTCGATCGAACTACACGACGGGCAACGAATTCACGCCGCGTTTTCAGGTGTTCTCCGATGGTGGGCTGTCGGCGGCTCCGACGATCACCATTCCAGCGGTTCAAAGCTGGTTTCTGGTGGTCAACGGCACTGACTACGCCATCACGTACAGCAACGGATCGAACACCGCGTCGGTCTCAGCCAATCATATGGGCTTCGTCTACACGAACGGCACGACAGTTCTAAGCCAGGACCTGTTTGAAAGCAGTGATCAGACGTATCCGGGCAGCCTGTCTTACCTGTTCTCGACGACGACCACGAACGCCGATCCGGGCAACGGATATCTGCGGCTGGACAACGCAACGCAGGCCAGCGCGACCGGCATCTATATCAATGATGCGGATGCCAACGGCGCGGACGTGTCAGCATGGCTGCTGTCTTGGGATAACTCCACATCTACCGTCCCCTGCCGGATCATCCTTCAATCGAAGAGCACGCCGGCCAACTTCCATATCTACGCCCTCGCCAGCAGCATCACGGACAATTCTGGCTACATGGACATGACCGTCACTTATGTCGACGGCAACGGCTCTCTGACGAATGGCGAGGCCATCATGATCACGCCGGTCTTCAACGGCGACAAGGGCGATACAGGCGCGACCGGCCCGGCAGGGACCGTAACGACAGCCGGAGACCCAACAACGCCGACATCGGTTGGAAACTACGCACTGACCACAGGCGTTGCCTTCGCACTCGCAAACTAGGAGGCCGATATGGCTGTTACGAACACCCCCGCATGGCCGCAGACGCCACGCTATTCCGTAGCATCGGTCGCTACGGCGAACACGGCGACCGACGGATCGGGAACGATCACAACCCTGATCACGGCGGGGTCAGACGGAACGCTGATCACCGGCCTGTATGCTGGTGCGAATGCGACGGTGACGGCTTCGTCTATTCGGTTCTTCCTGTCGACCGATGCGGGATCGACCTGGACTTACCTGCCGCATTTGGACAGCCTCATTCCGGCTCATACTCTCGCGGCGACGACGGCGAACGCGGGCAAGATCACGGTGATCGACCAGGACGACGCGACCAAGTACATGTTCCTGCCAGCCGATGCTGTTCTGGGCTTCACGACGGCGGTCACGATTACCGGCCTGATCATCGCCGAAGCGATCGGGGCTGATTACTGATGGCGACTGTTTTCCCTCCGCTTGGCCCTGGGCCGATTGCTGGGCTGCCGCTGGGCGCTCCTCCGCGCACAAGTAGTAGCGGGGGTGGCGCAGGTGGCGCAGGTGGCGGCCTGACCATCACGGCCACCGCTGAGAAGGCGATCACGGCTGGCGACCTGATCGCCCGGTCCAGCGCCGGGAAAGTGTCCAAGGCCGTCGGCTATGACCCTGCCCAGAGTCCGAAAGCCACCGCCTCCGTGCGGGACGAGGGCGGCTATGTCTTCTACGACAGTACCTATAATGTCGTCGGACTGTTCTCGCCCGAGTATGGGGGGTCCATCATGCGGTGGACGCTGTTCGACGCGGACACCCTGGCGGAGAACGCGACCGGCTCCTTCTCGCTCAATCACCGGAACTGTGGGTTCGTCTTTGATGAAGCCCTGGGTGCGGGCGTCGTGTCTGGAGCCAACAGCAGCACAACGATCGAGCTGGTCCATTTCAAGGTGGCTTCGGCGACCACGATGACGACCGCCGCGACCTCCACCACTATCGGCACCGCGACTGAGGTCGCCGTTATGGGGCTGACCGCATCCGGG